GTCTCCATATGTAGCTAATATAGATTGCGGTTTGTAGCTTTTACAAGTATTAATTTGCTTTTTATGCATTTTTATGCATATCTTACGCTAGTTATACTGGGGATAGACATGACATTATATAAATCAAAATATGAAGCTGTGATGGCAATGATTAGCTATCACATGAATAATAATGACGATACCATAACGCAAATCTCAGAAGCGTCAGGTATCGGCAGACAACAAATACACAGATGGCTAAACGGGAGTGCAAAATCTATACATAATAAGTCTTTGGAGTCAGTAGCAGCTGCTCTGAATTATAATGTGGAAAGAACTTCTAAGGGCATCGTTATCAATCACCACATACAACATGAATCCGAGGAGGATCACACAATGATCGAAGCAATTGAAGATAAGCAGCGTATTATTACACTGCAAGATGAGAAGATTAAAGCATTAGAAAAAGAATACAAGCGACTTAAGGAAGAAAATATGATTCTTAGTCTAAACGATAAATACGAATCGACGATTCCACATTTTACAACTGTCGTGAAAATTAAAAACGTACTTAGCTTTAAAGCATTACGTCAAACTATAGAACACTGGGATAACACCGCTATACTTGCAAAAAAGCTAGGGATGTCTGACGATCATTTAAGGAATGAATACATAAAGATTGGGCAAGAACACAATATAAAAGAACATCCGATTCGTAAACTTATCTCTAATAAAACTAATCAAGAATTAGATGAATTTGGTCAAACCATACCTCAGACATTAAAAACGCATAAATTTACATTATCTGCATTTTATTATAAATTTCATGTTTTATATCAAAAAGAGGATAAATTTGCACACACTGAGTGTGTGTGTAAAGTGGATTGGTCAATGAGTCCAACAATTACAACAAAAAATACTATATACAACAATATAGCTAGTTAATCTAATCACCACAATGCAAACAAGGAGACAACATGGCATCAATCAACAAGCGCAAGGAAAAAAACGCTAAAAACCCGTACATACTTTCTTACTTTGACCCGGTCAAAGATAAGTGGCAAAAGGCTGGATTTAGCCAAAAAACTGAAGCAAAAGAGGAGCTGCGGCGTTGGGAAAATATAGCTCATTATCACAAAACTAATAATCCAATTTGGCACGCATTGTATTATGAAGCTGACAAAGCTGTGACCATAGAAGATGTGTTTAATGCATACACAACTAACGTGCTTGATTCAAAGCTTAATGAGTTAACAACTAGTCGCTATAATGCAGTAATGAATAGCGTTGATGAAGTATTTCCACTTGATACACCAGTAGATAATATACGCGGCACTAAGCGTGATGGACTTATGGGCTGGGAAATTTACAAGGCACATCGCTCATTGACTTGCACTCGCAATGGAATCAATAGCTATTTGCGCGACTTGCGTTGCATATTCATGTGGGCAACTACAAATGGCGGAGCGCAAGGGCGTGGTATGGTTAATTTTGAAGTCGTTACAAAGAATGACAAATACAATGCATCTGAATGTGAGGACATTGAATTTAAAATTTGGAGCGATCAGGAAATACTTACATTGTTTAATCATCCTGACTTGAGTGAATATCAAAAGGACTTAATTACGTTATACACGTATACTGGAGCAAGAGCTAAAGAGCTACTTGGTTTTAATTGGCGTAATCGTAAAAGACAGCTAGAATGGCATCACGTTGATTTTAATGAGCGGACAATTAGCTTACTACCAAAGCGCAAAATGACGCGCAAACTAGCCAAGCAGCATCCAATTGTTATGGCTATTCTAAAAAAATGGAAAGACGCTGGCTATAAAAAGCCGTTGCCATTTGCTTACAAGAAGCTGCGACGCATGATTGCAAATATTGCTGATACTGCTAATATTGAGTTTACGTGCCACGATTTACGTAGGCTAAAGGCACAATTGGCTGAAGAAGAAAACGGCGATATACAGCTTGCTGGGTACGCTATTGGCGATTCTACCAAGTCAGTAGTTAGCAATCATTATGCGCCAGTCTCGCATACGACTATGGATAAGATAAATGATAGTGTAGATAATGCATTTAATCGTAAAATGGGAGTCGCGTAATGCAATTAAATATAATACTAGATATTAAACTCAGTGTAGAAGATGTTATCGACTTGCTTTGCACCGCCTTTGAGGGCGGTGTAGAGTACTGGTGTGAGTCTGTTCGTGGCATAGGTGGCGATACATCCAAGCTACCCAAGGGCCGTAGTAAAGTGCAGTACGAATATGAATGGCTAGCTATTGGTGGAGATTTAGAAATTGGCGTAGATGGCGAAATACATACACTAACGGAAGCAATGTTTAAAAATGGTATGCAAATGTGGCTTTACAAAAATAATAACGTAGAGACTGTTTACGATTACGCTAGAAAAAAAAGAGTTTTAGATATAGGCAATATTGATGCTGGCGACGCTGACAATATCATCCAGTATGCGCTCTTTGGAAAGCTTGTATATGGCTAATAATTATAATTTCACAATACTAGGCACAGCGCTTTGGTGTCCTGAAAGTTGTAAAAGAGCTGGGCAATCAATTGGCGCAGCGTTTGCTCAAATAACAAAATGCTATTCAGACAAATCTGATGTGTTTTATGTGCGTGAAAATATTGATGGCGGCAATTCATTTTATGCATCATCCGGTGAGCGCTGGGGTTGGAAAACGCATGGTAGAATTTCAAAAAGATATCAAATATTAGAATTATGCGCTGCTTCTAATAAAGACTATATATTGAATATTGTATCGCGTGCAGCTGCTGATGACCCACTGCAAAGAAAGTTAAAATTTAATCCAAAATTTACCTTAGAATGGTGTAGTAGTTTTGTCTATAATTAACCACAGTATGGAAGACAACAACGATATATTTCCACAGTTTTCCACAGAAAATATGTTTTATTGACGGAGAACTAGTGGAATCATAATCCACGTGTCGGGGGTTCAAGTCCCTCCTCCGCTACTGGCGATTTATCGACGAGAAACCCACTGATTTTAGTGGGTTTTTTGTTATACGCTATTTTTGCTAAATATGCACAAAAAGGCACAAAAATGCATGGTATTTTCCACAGTTTTCCACAGATTAAAATTCTTCTTCTATGCGTAATTTGAAATTAAAAGTATTACTAGCCACTTGATTCATCTTTAAAGCTGACTGACCAAAGCGCGCAAAAATATGAGAACTTTCAGCGTTACTTCCAGTATGCGTATTATCAATTGAAAAGATAAATGGTAAGTGCGGGCCATTAGTTAAATTCCACACATCGTTAACAAATGAATCACCAGTAGGGTCGTGGTCATTGTATTGTGTTGGCATTAATTCATCATGCGCTACATGGCTCATAGTCATGTCATAAATCATACGTCCACCAAACACGCGTTGATTTAAAGTTGTGGTCGTAAACGGCGATTTAGAGGTATCTGATGCTTGTCTGCCGTGCTGCGTCATGGTACTAAATCGTTGCCCACCAACACTTTCCTGAACATTAACACCGTCAAAGTCTATAGTTCTTGTTAGGTTAACATCTACTGGAGCTGCGTCGTAGTATTCGCCAACCAAAATACAGCCAACAGTTAAATCCGTAGAGCTATCAAAATAGTCTCCAGTGCTTGAGCCATCAGAGTTTTCTGCACCTTCAAATTGTATGCCCCAATATCTTAAATCATTTTCCGCGCAAGTTATCAATGTATGACCATCACTAGCTGGAGTAAAAATATTTGATGAGCCATTTGCACTACCAGCGTTTAAAACTTCTGTTGGAAGTACTGCCGTTGCGCCAGTAAGGTCATCATTTTCCACATGAGACTTAGTGTCACTAGCTCCTAAACGAATTTTAGCTCCAGCTGTGTTTATGTTATGATTAAGTATAGCTATAAATGAACGCTTGGATGTTGATTCGCCCATCATGTCTAATGATAGAACAACATGGTCTTGCCGCGCTCTAGAAGTAAGAAATTCTACGGTGTTTAATGGCCTTAAATCAAAAAGGTCTTCTTCTGAATACCCACTTGCGACACCGACAGTATTATTGCCAGTAGAAGTTGGCTGCACATCGTATCGACCGTTAACTGGTATACCGCGTGATAAACGATAACTTATTTGGTCGCAGTAAAATCTGACTCTCGCTATTGGTAAATTATTTGCCATTATCCTATTTCCCTTGCTGTAATGCTCACCTTGCCTAATGAGCGTTTTAAATCTGTTATCATAAAATATTTACTCGTTGAAAAATTTGTTCCAAACATTTCAATCGGCATATCTGTAAAAGTAATTACATCGCCAGTTTCGTATTGATAGCCTTTTGCAATATTCGTTACATCGCATGTAACAACTATCTTCATATCGCTTACAAGATTATTTTGATATGAATACCAATCTGCATTACAATCAGCATCCGCGGTGGTTGGTATTGTGCCTACATTATAATCAAGGTTAATAATTTTAATATTTTCTTTTTCTCCAAGATTATATTTTGTTCTTGACGTTGTATTGGTAGCTGTAACATTAGCATAATATCTATTGTCTTCAGCTGGATGCAGCTTATTGTTAATATTCATTTCAGTAACGATATTATTTAATCCGCTTGTTTGCAAATTAATATTATTAATATCATTTTTAGTTAAACTGTGATCAGATGTGGTTACAGATAATTCACTACTTTTTTTAACATGTATGTATTTTAAATTGCCATTTGGTGCAAATTTTGCAACAAAACAAAATTCATAAGCAATCTTATCTAATACACTTTTTAAAGATATTGGTTCTAATTGCCATAGACGTATCTTCCAATTATCTATAGCTCTGTCAGTATTTAAATCACTCCAATTCTCAGGATCTGCGCTAGATATACCAGTAAAGCGCTGTAATAAGTCTCTATGAGCGTCGTGACCATGTGTAATTGCGCCTGAATCCCATGACGCAGCAAGTCCAGCACCACCACAATAAAAATAATTTAAATCACCTAATCTTTTAGCATCGTCATCATTGTAATTAAATCTATTTTCGTAACGCATTTGTATATCGTATACTTTTAACGTGTGGTCTTCGTGATCATATGCAGTTGGTGCGTTTTCGTGATGCCATTTTATTAATAACTCATCCGGACATAATAATGCGTTTTCACTAGCAACGGCATTAGCTGGAGAAGTGTTAAAACTAAATAAATGCGTTGATATATTTGTAGCTAATTGTCTTGTGCTTGGTGTTGATAATAAATCATCCGCTGACGAATCATATTGATTGCCAAAAAAATCAATTTTGTATTGTTGATTGTCTGTAGTGCTTGTGACACTATGCATAATATATACGCCGGTAATGATAGTTACAGCAAATTGTTTATTTGGTGTCTGTACAGCAAGATAGCGCAAATCTCCATCAGCTGTAATTGTAGCAGTAGCAAAAGTACTAGTGTCTGCTGCTCCATTAGTTAAATTGTAATCAGTTGCATTTTCAGGATTGGTCAAATAAGTAACAGAACCGGAAAAATCAAATGAAGATTGATTGGTGCGTATCCAGCCAATAGCTCTATGTGTTATTGGTGTCTCTAATATATTAACACCATTTTGAGTAGTGGTAGTATCTACAATACTAGAACCCTCTTCTTTCAATGAACAAAAATGATCGAAGCCAACATAATGATGTAAGTAGCTATGCGAACCGCTGCTGTAAGCTTTTGGCATCAAAGTTGTAATGATATTTCTATTTGTATATAAAATTGGCACTGGAAATACACCGCCATACGATGCATCATTAGTAGCGCCACCAGTAGCATCAGAATAATTATATGCGCCATATACAACTGGTTCATATATATTATATTTTGCATGTTTGACTTGTGGAAATTCTATTTTATCCCAAGGTCTATGGCTATTAATTTGCATTTCTACATTGCCGTTTTGGTCTAGTGATAACTCAATTAGCCTACCTGAAAATATTTGCTGACAGTTACTTAAAGTATCTTCGTGGTCAAACTGGGCAAATACGCGGACTTCCTTGTTATGATAATTGTTTGTGCCATTAAATAATAATTTATACATCTCAGTGCCATTCTGTTTGAAATTTGCACTTGTTATATTAATATTTGATGTTTTAGAAGTACTGTTAACTAAATCAATACTATCGCGAATACTTATATTGTCATCAATGACAGAACCGGGGTAAAAATCTGAGCTAACAGTAGTATCTCTAAATGCTATACCAAAAGCATGTATATATTGGTCAAAATTGCTAATAGACCAAGATGCGCCACTAATTGTTCCAGCGTTGCTATTTGAGCTTGAGTCTGCTACACTAGTTCCAGTACCCTCATCAAGCTTCCAATACCCAACTAATCCAGTATGACTGCTATCCACTAATCTATTATAATATTTACTAATATCATCTGCATGCCTAGCAATATTCCAAACTCGCACATGTGCTAACTCGCCATTATAACCATTGCTGTTAGCAAAGTTATTACCAATGGTCATATTAGCATCTGAGCTTGTGCCACCAGTTGGGTCGTTACTAGCAGTTTCGGTTTCTACAAGCGCTCCGTTCTTATAAAAATACGCTTCACCAGTTGAATCATCCCTAACAACCGCAACATGCGTCCAAGTAGTTGCACTTAAATCAAAATTGCTTGTAGTGTTTTGCTCATTTGAACCACTGCCATACTCGTAAAATAATTGCATTTCCCCGCCGCTTTGCAAATTAACATTAAAAGACACATTTTCGTCTTCATTTTCGCCTGAACCTGAACTTAATTGTATAATAACTCCGCCGTTAATGGCATCAGCTTTGCACCAAAATTCTATAGTAAAATTGACGAATGGAGTGGAAAGAATATTTCCAAAATTTATGGTGTCATTTGAGCCATCAAAATCAATGCAATTTTTATTGTCTGCGGTAAATTGAAATAACCAGTTTTCATTTACATTAGACCGTTTAGGAGCGTTTGATAAAGCCATGTTACGCCAACTCTTGCTGCGATGCTCTCTTTATTTCAGGTATTAAATTGTTGCGTATAAATTCTTTATTTCCAACCATATTGCCTTGAATATTTACTGTAACTCCACCGGATGATTCGCCGCGATTCATTGCCGCTAAATTTGCTACTCCAATATTTTGCACAGCGCTCCGCTGCATTATAAACTCACCACTTTGTGCAAGTATCGGCACATTGTCTTCGCCTTTTACAACTCCGCCAGTAGCAAAACGCTGTATACTATTATTTTTTACTAAACCACCAGTATGAGCTATTAATGCGCCAAATATATTTAAACCCGCACCAGCAACTGGATTAGCAGTAGACACAAGGCCAGCTAATAATTGTATTAAACCTCTAATTTGTTGCTTGGGGTCATCTGCATTAGCTTTTAATACGTTAATTGCGCCAGCTACAGCATTTAATGCTCCAGCAGCTATTTGAGCTTCTTTTGCTGTATCTTTCATGTCTTGCGCTAAATTTTTTTCGGTTTCAGATACTAAAGCATTAGCATCAGCTTGTTCTAATTTTTTATTTGTTAGATTGACTATTGCTTCTGCAAGTTTTTGATGTTCCTCATTAGAAAAAGATAATTGCAAACTTTCCATACTTAACTTATCTGTAAACGAACCAACTTTAGCCGCTAATTCTTCATACGAAAATACAGTTTTATCATTCATTTGCTGCAAGCCATCTTGGACTATTTTGGTTTTTTCTATTGTCAATTCAGTTGCGCCATCCAGCTCCATTTGAATGTTAGCAGCTTCACGATTAATACTTATTGTTGCATCAGCCATAGATTGCATTCTATCTTTTGACTCTTTATCTAATTTAGCTTGCTCTTTTGCAATTCTTATCGCTTCTTTATTCTCGTTATTAATTTGAATTTGAGCGTCAATATTTTTTAATATGGCAATTTCTTTTTCAGTTAAACGTCGATTTTCATTAACAAATACTGTTGCTTGTACTTTACCAAGCTCTGTTGTTTCGTGCATTAAGGCCAGTCTTAATTCTAAGGCATCTATATTATCACTTATACTGTCTTTTAGTTCTTGTACGGCATCTTTTTCCGCAATCAAAGCAGCAGCTGCATCATTAGTACCGCTAGATAAATCTAGCTGATTCTTACTTAGATCATCAATTACTTGCCCAAGGTCGTCAACTTTTTTAACTGTATCTTCGCTTTCTTCGCCAAAAAATCCAATTTTTTCTAATAATGCGTCAATTGCAATCACTCCAGCTGTCATAGCTCCAAAAATTAGATTTCTTCGCATCGCGTGGCTAAGTGAATTAGTAGCAACCGCAGCAGCAATCGCAGACGCTGCATAAGCTCCCATTGCTACTGATATGCCAGTTATAATATGTACAACTCTTCGGCTGTTTAGTAAAAAATCCACCATAGACAAACCTAAATGACCAAATGGTATAAGCATATTACCGATATCTATTTGCAAAGTTTTTAATCTACCGGATGTACCTCTTAACCGATTTGCAAATTCTTCTTGTGTGCGATTTAAATCACCTTGAGCATCGCTTGTTCCTTTGAACATTAAACTCATTCTACCAAGTATTTTAGCTTCCTGAGTCATTTCTTCATTGGCCTGAATAATACCTAGATTCATCGCTTCTTGCTTAATAGTAGCTTCAGTTAAGCTGATACCAAGACTTCTTACCGCTTCGTGGTTACCGATTAATGCGCTGGTAAACCGTTGAGCCACATCACCAGTAGCAATGTTTTTAAATGAACCTACATCCAGTGAAAGCTGCGCTATACTCATAGAGAGCTTTGATGCTTGTTCTCTAGAAAAACCTAATGGAACAAATGTGTCTTGCAAGCCAGCTAATAACTGAACCATTTCTGATTTTGCAATACCAAAGCTACTTTGTATGCTGGTTGCAAATGAATCAGCTTCGCCAGCAAACTCGCCAAATACTATTCTAAACTGACTAGCTTGCTCTCTTGCATCAGATGCCGCTTTTATAAATTTGCCCATACCAACAATAGCGCCACCTATAGCAAATGTGTATAGTAGCATGTTGTTACGCAGCTGCGATACTTCTCGTCTAAATGTTGCACCGGCATCGGCGCTTTTATTTGCTCTTCGAGCAAAGGTTCTAGTTTGCTCGCTGACGCGCTTTAACTCTGTTTCAGCCTTGCCAAAACCCTTAGTTCTTACTTCGATTATAAATTTAGACATCTTGTTTCATCGCCTTATTGTACTCTTCATCTATAGCAGAAAAGATGACGGAGCGATGGTATAGCGCTTCATCTATATTAGTGGCTAATGGAATCTTAAATCGCTTCATGGTCATGTATTCTTCTAAGGCCATTACTACTTCATCTGAAAGAAAATACGCTGGATTAGCGCAATGTATAAGGTTGTAATAGCATTGCTGACCGTAGCTAAACTTATGCTCTTTATCTTCCGCGATAATACGGTCTATCTCGTTCCATAGCTCTTCTTCGGTGTACCTCACCGGCTTGCCTAAAGTTGGACTTGTGGCAGTATATGGAAATTGTAATTCGTTCGGTTGAGCTTTTTTGTAACTACACCACAAACCAATGCGGTGCATTAACTCTTTTTTTTAGATACGCCACCTTTGTACTTATTGTACGCTGCAATCAAAATTTCATCGATGATATTGTCATCCATTTTAGCGAACAATTCTTCAGGTTTATCAAATGCAAAATTCATTACCCATTCTAACATATCGTAGAATTTGCTTGAATTCATTTCGCCAGTTTTCAGGTCTATTGCAGATAATTCCAGGCGGTGTAATTTGCGCCGGTCTGCAAAGGTGAGGTCACGAATCTCGAAAGAGCCGTGATCGGTTTTTAATGTCATGTATTAACTGTTTCTTACTTTAAATGTACCGAATAAGAGTTTTTGTTCCACATCATACATCATAGCGGCTTGTTCATTTAAGCTCATTCCGGTAATTATGGCCTTGTCGCAGTGAAATCCAAATTCTGATGCTCCACCTGACGTTAATAAATCAGCTGGTTGGTCTGAATCATCTGACATGTGATTTACTAAACCAGTTTGCTTTGATGCATTCATAAAATTAGCTAATAAACCGCTCGTGTCCTTATCTAGCTTTACGGTAGCAGATAAGTTTATTACTGGCCCTTCCGGCACACTTCGTGAAATAGTATATGGTCTATTATTAACTGGATCCCAGCCTATGTAATCAGCTGGATTTTCAATGCTTAAATTAAAACTACTCAAAACTGGACTTACTACACCCGCAATAGTTCGATATGCTAAATCGTGTATAGTTCTAAAACCACCCACTACTGGAGATGTGGTGCTGCCAGCTGCTCCGGTAAATGCTGGACTATAGCCAGTTTTAAAAGTCACACTATACTTTAAACGACCACCATCAGTTCCAGCATCTCCAAAAATAGAAAGAGCGGTAACAGAACAGCCGGGTAAATGAATAGAGTTATTAACAGAATTAGATGAACCATCATCGTCGGTAACTGCTGGCGATAATAGTTTTACTGTGTAAGTGGCTTTTGCTGGAGCGCCACCAATAGATTGATTGTGATATAGATGCGGCGCTGTATATGAATCATCTATAGTAATTACGTCACTTGTATCTGCTGTGTGCAAAATACCATCTAACAAAGCAAGCACTGTGTCATTTAGCAAACCAGTAGCAGTGATTTCTGTCGGAGTGTTCTTGCTGCTTGAATATATTTCAGCTTCATCTGCAACAAACTTGCCAGCTTTAGCTGATAAATCTTGATCTGGCGAAAAAGATGGCATACTTACGCTATCAGTAAATAGTTGCGTTGTATTTGCAACAACAGTACCAGTATTTGCTTCAATTACAACCCCCACTCCAAAGTCATTGGGTTGATATGCTGTTAGATTATTAGCCATAATTATTTACCTTTTTTTACCTCTTCTAAAAATAGTTTTGCAGCTTCCGGTATTGAATCCATATTCACAGATTTACCCTCATTTAGCTTTTGCCAATTATCTCTTGATAAACCACAGTGACTGCTATGCTTTGGAATGCTTTCGCATTTATCTTTTAATTTTACTTTCATACAACCTCAAATACGTTTGCTGTGAATGTTGCTTCTACTAATAGTACATCGGATGACAAATCGCCGGTATCTGCGGCATAATTAATATTGTCTAGTTTGCCATTAAAAAAGAATGTACTATGCGAAGTATTGTTTCTAATTAATCTTTTTAGCCGCTCCATTATAGATGATACTGTATCAATATGAGTATCCTTGCGATGTTGTCCGGAAACAAGGCGATAATACTGCACCAGTATTTCGTAGCTACGTGTATGCCCATTTGCTTGCTCTTCTTCAATGATGTCGCTAATAGGCTGTAAGTTGAACCAGTTTGTGCCACGTTGTACGTACTCCGTATCATAGCTCACACTCTGAGCAAATTCGGCTGTGATAAGCGCTTCCAGTGGCGATAAAATATTTGTATCTAAGTGATTGGTAAATGTGATTGCCATTATCTATAGATCTGACCTGACCGAACACTACCGATAGCCACATCAGAGCTTTGAAAAATTACCGAGTACTCATCTGAGGATGTATAAATTCCCGGCTGCCAAGCTACTTTTGCGCCGTAAGCCATTGGCTGATAAGAACCATTCATAGTTTCAGCGTCAACCACTTTTTCCATTCTAAGGCCATCATCGTTTTTGACATATACATCATATTTAACTGGACTTGATGTACCCGGCGCAAAAGTACCACCGGTTGAAATTACTAGCCTGACCTCATCGAAGTCTGTATTAGGCGGGCCATTTTGTTTAATATCACGTGGAAATCCAGTTGAGTTAGCGTTGGCTGTGACAATTTGAATAATGCCATCTTCTGAACGGTTAGTAGTTTCGTGCCATAGCGCAAATTCTCTTCTTTTTAGTCTATCAAGTAAACCATCTCCATCCGGACTTATGGCTTTTTCGTATATTTCATCAGCCTTAGTTTCATCAAATCTACGGACCAAGTCAGCAGCTGCTAATAAGGCGTTTATACGCACTACTATGAAGTCATATTCGCGTGAGCTTGCACCTTGTAGGTCTGCATTTTTTCTGCGGTATATCGGCCTATTTAAATAGCTTCTGATTAAATCAGCGCTTTCATTTACTACCTGAGTTTTTAAGGTGCTAAAATCCATCGACTCTTCAAAGTTAGAAGCGTCTAAGGCGCTTACACTGCTAGATGTTTCAAAGTATTCAAGCCTATCGTCTGCGCTTACATAGCGCCATTGAGTTGTACTGCTAGGCTCATTAGTTTGCGCTGCGCCAAGGTCTTTACCATCCTTAAATAAAACGCTGCAAAATCCAGCATTATGAAGATAATATAAATTAGTAGTTCCTGACGCAATCCAGTTATTTGGTAGCGCACGTTTGCGATCATAAGTGTCTATATCGCAAATTGCTTGTAAATCTGTAGTTGTGTTGCAGAATGCTTCGTATCGTGTCATGCCATTGCCATGCTTTTATTATTACTTAAAATGGTTACATCCGGCACTGGAGTATTATGAATTAAAGCAAGTATTAAGCTCATTATAATTACATCGCCACATTCTGCATACATTAGCTCTAATTCTTTGAGCTGCTTCATCACTTCTATAAGGCGGTCAATCTTTTCTGCGTCATCCATATTTAGATACAATTTCAGCAAAATGCTTCGGAGTTCCTTTTCCTTTGTGGGTATTGTAGTAGGTCTTCCAGTAAACGGATTGCTCAAGCAATGTAAGCGGTAAAGGCTTCGGAACGCGACGGTAGTGCATTCGGGTCATGCATATTTGAGCATACAAGTTGCTAGTCAATATATGCTGCCAATCGCTTTCTTGCGGATTCATAAAGTATTTCCAATCAAGCATTGACACTTCAGCAACTTTTTTCATTAGCTCTTCGCGGTATTTTAAATAATTTGAGCAAATATCCATACTTGTGAAAGCTTCCATTTGGAAGTATCCGCGCGCCGGTCCTTTAATCTGTTTAAGGTAAACATATTTAGACTCTACAAGGCCAGTATTGTAAACCAAATCAATAGCTTTAGGGTCTGCGTATTTAGGCCCTAAAGCATTTAAAGTGAACGTGATGACCTCACGCATTTGCGATTTGTTTATCATTTGCGTTTTTTTAATTTGCGTTTTTTCATTGGTTTTTTCTTTCCAACTTTCTTTCCATATCCTTTACCCATTGGCATATCTTAACTCCTTTTCTTTATTTTTTTTATTTTGCCACTTTGTGTTCTTGCGAATTTGTGCGTTTTAGTCTCTCTAATTAGTGTGCCGTAATGTCTTTTACCGCCATACATCCAACTAACTTTTTTTGCCATTTTATATCACCATTTTTTGCAAGACCAGTGCCTTGCAGTTAATTTATTTCGTTTTGTTGAAGCCAAATCGCATTTATGTCTAGCGCGAAATGATTTGCGCCTAGCTGGATTTGATTTTTTTATTCGCATATTAGGATCACCAAAGCGTATTAGTTTTACGCGGTTACCTTGCTTGGCAAGCACTGCGAATTTTTTAGATTTACCCGGCGTGCGTTTTGGCTTATTATAGCCTGAAAATCTTTCTCCGCGATAAGATATCATTGTTAATCAGCTTCTAGATTTACAGACTCTGCAAGCTTATCAGTACACATGTCGATTGCCATTTTTGCAACCATTTTTTGTTCCAAATCACCAAAACCCGGTACGTCAGGTATTTTGGCTGCAATTGCATTAGCCATTTGATTTTCAAAGGCTTCGCTTTGCAATACTTTTACTTGAGACTTAATTAGTCCGTTAAGCAGATCTTTTAATATTTTAATTAGTTTCTTCATGGTAGTAACCTCATTATTACATTGATTATTATTGGTAAGCTAAATATGGCTACACTGCCATAAACTTTCATTTGAGCTATATTGGTTTCATGTACAGCAACTTGCCCATTTAATTTTTCTAAGTGCTTTTCTACTCTTGCGAGCATATTAAAAATAGTTTTTTGACGTTCATCAAGTTTAACCATCATTGAGTATAGATCTTGCTGAGAGGACATTAGCGACCACCACCATTTGTTAGCTTAGCTTTGATAAAAGACAAATCATCGCTTATCTCTCTCCAAAACTCCTCACGTTTTTCATCACTGCGATTCATTCTATCGATTAGTTTTACGTTTATTTGCATTGCAGAATCCAGTACGCTTTCCATTTTGCGTATGGATTGTTTGATTTCTTCAAGATCCTCAGATTGATTTTTATTCTCTTGCAAAACTGTGTAGAGTGTAAAACCAAATAGCACACAGACAAATCCGGCGCTACCTAGTTGTAGATATAAATCCGCTATCTCGTTCATTCCTCTTTTTTTCCTATTACCCTGTCAAATAAACTTTGATTTAATTTCTGTAGCCGTGCCTCTCTTTCCGCTTCTAAAGGCTCTATTCTAGTGTCTAAGTTTTCTTCAAACTCAATCAACGCTTTATGAATTTGAACAATATCCTTTGCGTTAGTGTCAATTTGACCGCGCAATGTAAACCATGCGCTAGTCAAGCTAATTACAAATACAATCAACTGAACCGCCCATTTGACTGATATACGAATTTGCAGCTCATCATTTAATGTTTCATTTTGCATTGTAAATTTTTAAATCTTCAAATTGATTGTGTATCCAGCACCAATTTGACGTTTCGTATACTTTACTGTGATAGTAATGTATTGTGCTATCTGTATCCATTATTTCAATAAAAACACTTGGCTGACTTGAATCAATAACACTATAAGTGCAGCTTGTAAATAACATGGCAAATAGTATAATAAATCTCATCTTACTGTAACCTTATTATTAACTAACTTATGTTTAACAATGTCGATGCGCCCATGGCTCTGACCACATTTATCTTGGCAAATGTCAATATAGTAATTTTCACAAGTTTCAAAACTGTCACTTCTTTTACTTATTGCGCCATCCACAAGTACAAAATAATCTTTTGCTGCGCTAGGATATGTCAATTGAATCATAGTGGCATCTGCAAGCTCAATGTCTTTTTTCATACCCGGCTTAGTGTTTTTGTAAATGGCAATATCCTTGCCCTGAGAGCATCGACGTATAAGCATTAGTCGTTCTCGTCTCCGGGGTCGTGAGGTGAGTGGTCTTTTGACTTAGCTAACGAATCTTCAAGCAGTTTTACAAATGCATTTTTATTAACCGCTAACTGCTCTTGCATGAACAGATTGCTATTAATCTTATCATCGATATTCTTTAGATGTAAATACATCTGCTTTTGCTCATCGTTTAAGTCCTCATTGACATCATACTCGACATCATTAAGCATTAACTTTGGCGATTGATTTTCTTTTTTAGCCATTGTAGCTCCTTGTTAGTTAATTATTTCTTTTCCAACTCTTCTACTCTTGCAGATAGCTCCTGTACTGCTTTAATTAAAGGTGCAATTAATTCATTATATCTTAAACCATACCTATCTGAATCCTTATCATAAATAAGACCAGCAAAATCAGTATTATCTAAACTACTATCTTTTAATACTTGTTCAACTTCTTGAGCTATTAAACCATGATGTGTTCTTGCAAATGTTTTTTCTTTTGATTTTATTACATCATTTTCTGACACTACTGATTCTTTTGATACAATATCGTAAGAATAATCTTTCCATTTATATTTTACGGGGCGTAGAGCTTTTACAAAATCAAGACCAAGAGATGAATCTGAAATATTATCTTTTAACCTTTCATCAGATGTTTGGATTGTTCCATTTGTAGCATGAACATCATCAAACCTTTTACTACCTGAACCTAAATCTTGAGCATCATCTGCACCGGGAAGAATAGCGCCAGCATTATCAATTCGTAACCTTTCAGATGAACCAGTTGCTCCATCTGCTGTAGTCCAAAATGTTAATCTGCCGGGAACATCATCTGTACCACCACCAGTTACTGCACCATCTACTGCACCTTGTATAAAAGCTGAATCTTGAAAAGCTGAACCATCTGAACCTCTAAATACTATATATCCTAAAACTGTATTATTAGCTACTGCTGTATGCGAACCAACAGTAGCATTATTACTTTTATTAATATCTATTAATGATGCTTGACTAGCATTAGCAGAGTATGTATTAAAAGAAGCACCACCATATTCTGCACCTGTAGCTGTTGTAAGTTTTTGCCCAAGCCTTAGTGTTGGACTTGTTTCTCCAATTGAAAGAACTCCGGATGAATTAACTCTCATTTTTTCTGAATCAGAAACTGAAAACTTGATAGAGTCATCATTATCACATTCAATCATATAACTTGAACCAGCATCTAAAAATCCTATTGAACCACTTTGAGCAAATACCAATCCATCTACTGTACCATCTGCACCTGAAAGAGTAATTGCAGAAGAATGTAAAGCTCCAAGTATTTTTAATCCACCACCACCAGTAATATTTAAAGAACTTTCTGAGCCGTCTATTTTCATTACCTCTGTATTAGTGCTACCACCATCGTTTACTCTGAAAATAATATCTTGGTCAGAAGTGTTGTTTCTAATGTATGTATTGCTACCATCGTTCCATATTTGAGCATCGCCATCAGCACCAAGCGTTAATGCTTTATCATCGCCTAAGTTTATATTTTGAGCAAATGTAGCATGTTGGTCAGTGCCTATTGTAAGTGCAGTTGTGTAAGAACCACCTGAAACAAATGTTATGCTATTATTTCCACCATAAAGAGCTGAACCGCTAGATTGCACCTTACAAAACGCTTGAGTGTCATCATTTTGAACTTGCAATCCAATGTCTGCATCTGCTGTTGTTTTTATATGAACAGCATCTTGCGGTGAGGTAGTGCCAATTCCAAAGCCAAAAGACCCAGCATTAGTAATGTAAGAATCACCACCTGACCTTGCAGAGAACCTTATCTTCTCACTTCCACCACCATCGCTAACAGCTATTTCCGCTCCATTTGAGGCGTTTACATTAACTTGAAATTGATTATCTCCATTAGCATCTTCGACGATAAAAGCTGGAGATGTATCTGTTTTTACAGTCGTTGCGCCACTAAAGGTAGACGATTGGTCAGAGCCTATTGTAAGTGCAACAGTAGCAGATCCACCATTAGGTGCAGTGGCAAATTTTAATACACCACCTTTACTACCAGTATCACTACCACTAAAAAATCCCATATAACCAATATCTGTACCATCCCACTTGCCAACTATAGTACCTATTCCACTATCCGTTCCTGTTCTAGCCGCATCTAAAATAACGGCATTTCCAGTATTTGTCGCACTATGTATAGTTATACCCCCATCACCAGCAGTTGCTTCAATATGGAGGTTATTAGTAGCTGTATCTGTACCTATGGAAAGATTACCATTTGATGAGTCAATAGCAACTCTAGTTGTATTACTACTATCTGTATCTCTAAACTTAAATTTTGCACCAGCATCAAATAACATATCCTGACCAGTTTCAAGAATCCTAAACTGCAATAATCCAGTAGTTGATGATATAGTAGCAATATCGTGAGTAAAAGTAAGATTGCCACCCATCTTTATTAATGGTGAATCTGTATCAACAATAAATATGTCACCGCCATCACTATTTTTGCGGACAAGTAAAGCTTCTGTGTTTGTTATATCTATAACTTGAGTGTCATCCATTACAACAGCAGAACTAAATGTCTTAGCACCTGAAAAAGTTTGAGTACCACTTAAGTGAGCAGTATCAGTATCTAGGTATGCACTAGCTATTACATCACCAGTCCAAGTAGCATTAGTAATTGAGCCAGTAATGTCTAAATCGCCAGTTATGTATAAATCTGAATTAGTTGTATCAACTTTAAATACATCTGTTCCATCAGCCTTTTCAACTAAGAAAGCAGAAGTGTTTGTGACTTTAATTTGAGATGTACCCTCGACAATTTCGTTAAAACTAAGACTACCCCCACCATCGACTTGAATGTCTCCAGTTACAACTAGTGTTCCATCAATTGTACCGCCATTACCGAGGTCTTGCGGGTTGCTATTGCCCATTGGACTAAACATCTTAAATCTCCACCGTTTTAACCGCGCCAGTAGTACTGCTAGTACTTAAATATGAAAAGTACACTGTATTCCCAAGTCCGCGAGGAACTGTTAAGAATATTAAAGTATTTTTTGGTATCACTAAATCTTTTGCTACCACAATATCCGTTTCTGAGGCACTAAAATTGAAATAAATCTCTACTGCGCTGTACACTCCAAGCGTTGATGTCATGGTAGCTAGACTTAGATGTACTGTATTCGTTGGCGTAGACACCGCAGCAGCTGTACCAGCGGTATTAGCACTCCATCCGCCACCTACAGTGACGTTTAGCGCTTCCTGAACTGACCTTTTATGTAAATTAGCCATTAGCTTGATCTCCTATAAACTATTGCAAAATCTCCACTTGCTATTTGAACAGATGACCACTCGCCGTAAATGGTTTGACCAGCTGCTATTGTAACAGATGAAAGTGAATCCCATATATCTGTATCAGTTGAAGTTGCTGTAACTACACAATCCACAGACAATGCTTGAATTGCGACGTAAGTATGGGAATTAACAGTGGCGTTAGTTACGTAATCGTAGCCACCGCCGCCTAATCGGTTGGATGCTTCTTGCTCGGTATATCGATGCAAATTCGATGTTGCCATTACTTCTCCTAATCTCTAAGGTGTTGGCGAACCATGAACGAGCCTCTATTTATCTATTTTTTCTTTTTAGCGGCCATTTTCTTTTTTGGTTCTGCTTTTTTTGCTTCTTGCTTGACGATTTTGTCACCGCCAAACTTATTTTGTAATACTTCAAAACCATCATTAACCAATGTTTGCGCTTCCTCGCGACTATTTACGTGGCAGTAATGATTGTCTTTTTTTAATACTATCATAAATTGTCTCCTATATAGTACAATGGGCGATGACAAAGCCACCGCCCATCATAAGCGTAATTAAGGTTTACGGATTCAAGAATTCGATACCCTTAACATGTGAAGCTGTTGTTGCTTTTGCGCCAAAAATCACGTCTGCGACTACTTTTGTGCCGAGGTAATCGACACTATATTCGCTTTGTAATCTAATCTCTTGCTGTACTGCTACAGCAATTGCGCTCTTATGCACCAAGTACGCCACTTCAGTTCCAGTTCCTGTCGCTGTGGACATGATACTAGAAGTATATACTGGAATACCAAAAAGTGCGCCAAGCTCACCGGATGCCATCACATCATTCGATGCAAAACCAGTTGGCACTATGTTGCCTAATGTACCCGAAGTAGCATAATTCGCTGGACTGTTTGGTGCAGCTACGAATGCTTTCGAGTTTAATAGATCAGCATAGATCAATGGGTTTACAAAGAATGCACACTCTTCCTTTGGAATGTCATTTGACATCAAAGTTCCAAGTGCAGTTTCTACATCTGCGTTACTCATGGAGTTATCAGCCGCTAATGTTTGGGTAGTCCCCATAGCGTCCATTTCTTCCATGATGTGCGTATCCACAGCTTTGGCAAGGCCATAAGCCATAGAACGCGCATACTTGTCAAACAGTACTTCATTTGACTGTATCATAGCGATGTCTTCAAATAGCTTCAATCGTTCTCGCCTAGCTCTTTATCTAGGCTCTCCGCGTTTCTACGGAGTATCGGACTATCTCTTCATCCAGTTGGATGTCGCGGAGTCGTGGGTAGATTATTGCACTACCTAGT